AGTTTGTTGGAACAACACAGCGATTTGCCGTATAAGGTAATTCAATCGTAATATCAGCCCGAACACCTGCCAACAAATCAGGGGTGTCCTCAGTAAAGAAAGAAAGCGTTGCACTCAACCCCTCATCGAACTCAAAATTGTTATATCTTAACTGAGCGATAATATCTTGACAGATTTCTAATTGGTCGCTAAGTACCTCGGTTTCGTTTGTATCTTCCGGCAGCATTCGGTCAAAGAAATACAACGAAAAGTTTAAGGTAGTGCTTTTCTCAGCTATGTTACCACCTGTCAAGTCAAAGAATAACGATGGGTAGATATTCTCCGTACCTCTCGACAAGTAATCACTTAGGTCTCCGAAGTACACACTTTTTATCTGTTCGTGTGCGTTCGCAAGATTTGTTACTGTCGTTACGACTTGGTTCAGCGTTAATGCCATTGTCTTGTTTTTGTAAGAAGATTTTTAACTTCTTTTGGTTTTTTAGTGAGTAGGTTTTATTCGCCACAACAACGGTTTATGTTACCTTGATATTTTTCCTCAAAGGTCATACCCTTGCAACAGTCATCATCCCCTAACCAAATTGAGGTTGTGTATGCTTGTCTTTCTGGAACAATAGTATCGTAAGTGCTTCCCGGATTGTTGTACTCAGGAAACGTACTATATCCACTCTTTTCTAAAAGATACTTAACTAATCTTTGCTTGTAGAACTCGGCTCTTGATTTGTATCTATCGGCAACATCAATCAATTCCGCTGCACTCGGGTTCTCTTGCCCCTCTCCTGATTTTCTTATCAGCCCCTTATTGTAAAACTGATAACTCAATCCCATAGGGAGTTCGCTCATCACATAATAAACCAAAGTGGGAGTAATGTAAGTGTCTAACAAGTTACTCTCCACTTGCGTTAGATTATTGTTCTGAATACCATCTTGCAATCTCTCGTATAAAGCCGTTCCCAAAGCAGGCAGGATATACATATCTTGCGCAGTCAAAATCTCAGGGTTTACTAACTTCTCATCGGTATTGAAATGTAAACCTGTTCTATCTTTTATCGTATCAACCGAAATAAATAATATATTCCTACTCATCGTTTATTTTTTAATAACTACAACTGCGTTCCAAGTGTGCCTACATTTAGGCGAGTGAATATCTGTTTTAGGGATTGTCCACCATCCACCACCTCTTGCAAAAACATCATACCCCAAGCGTGCAGAGATTTGCTCAATCTCCCCTCTGGTATAAACCTTTTTTAACCCCATCAATTGTTGACAAAAGGGTCTTGAAGTATCTATATTTCTATCAGATGGCTTTGTTCTTAAAAAGTCCCAAGAATATTCGTATCTAACCAAAAAGGTTGTCTTTACAGGCTCATCGATAATCTCTTTCAAAGGTCTTTTTAGTTTGCTAATTTTTGTTTCGGGGTCGTAATCCAAAACATCCAATGCAACCAACTTACCAATCCTATCTAATACCTCTTCCTTTTCAATCTCTAAAGCCTTGGCAATATCCTCGGGTGGGATACGCTTGTTTTTGGCGATTGTATCGAGGATTTTCTTATCGGTGGTATCATCTATCACCTCATCTCTAAAAGCCAATTCTTGCGCCTCTAAATCGCCTGTAAACATCTTCTTACGAGCCACTACCTTGTAGCTATCTACATTCTCCCCAAATTGAGCAAATAAATTGATTGTACTATCGATATCATCAAACCTTTCCTCGTAAGTATCATCCCCCAGCCAAGTGTTTACCGCATCATCATCCAAGCCATACCCTTGCTTTAACATTGAAACCGCTTGCTGCCTTGTTATCTTACCCTTGTTAAACTCCCTGATAATCCTTTGGAAGTTCTGCCATTCCCGACCTTTCATTCCCTTCAGATGCTCGTTAACCATCGCCTGAGTAGGCTCTGGAGTAGCGACATTCTGATATTGATTTGGGTCGATACCAATCTTTTCCAATATCCACTCCTTAGGAGCGTTGGCAGCAATAATCGCCTCGCTAAATTCAAAGCTAATCGGCTCAACAGGTTTGATATAAAGTTCAGTTGAAACTCCGTTAATCTTGGCCAACTTGTTAAAGATACTTTCTAAGAATTGTTGCTTATCGTTAACGTAAGTATTCTTAAATACTTCGTACCCATCACGAATTTCCGAACGAGTACCCAAAGAACCCTCTACCAATACACCAAACAAAGAAGGAGTTGTGATTTGATGACCTGCGAAGATATTTTGCTGAATCATCTTATCGACCTGATTAAAATCTTCCTTAGTCAAGTCAGATGCACCTAAATCTTCAACCGCAGGTTTTTTAGCAATATCGCTAACAAAAGAAAGGATAAACTTCTTCCCATCAGAACCGGAAAATCTATCGGTAAACCTTCTTTCGATATTTCGTTTCTCATCAGGTGAAGGCTCGCCATTCGGTAGGGTGATTAACTTAGAAGCACTAAAGCCTGTTTGTGCATTTCCTAACACGTGCCTTGACACCTCGACATCACTCTCAATGTAATTCAAAGCACCCATATAAGAAGGCAGAGCGTAAGTATCTAACCCGGGTCTGTATTCCTTGATATACAAAATTTGCTTACCGACCTTATTGGAAGTATTGTAAGCAGGGATAACCTCGACCTGCTCTTTTCTATCTTCCCAATTACTCTTGTACCAATACTGAGTATTGTCTTTATTTGACCTTAACTTTGTATAGTCGATATGACACAAACTTGCAATCTTGCCACCAATCTGCGACCAGATAACCTCTAAATAAGCACCACCGAACACCTCAATATCTATCGATACCTTACGGGTTAAATCGGTTAAATTCTCGTACTCATTAGGCTTGTTGATAAACAACTCAGCGGCTACATCTTGCTCTTTTGTTGCCCATCCGTTTCCAGTAATGTAATTTACCTTACCACGAACGATTGCGTTATGTTTTGCACTTTTGTTGTATAAAGACAAAAGATAGTTAGGGTAGTCGTTTCTTTCTCCGAACTCAATATACCCTTGACCTTTCTTTTCTCTATACTCTGGCTGCTTTGCCTCTGCAAAGTTTAATATAATTATGTTATCCATCATCGTACTATAAATGTATTGTTTGTTTGATATTTCGTATAGGCAAAAGAGGTCGCATCGTTCAATCTCATTATCCCGGTTTCTATTTTAGAAGTAGCCAATGTAGGGTCGGTGTTTGTTGAAGATGTCTGCTCATAAATCTCGTACTCCCATTCCCCACTATCGTAAGTAGCAAAATAGGTGTTCGTTACAATCGAAAACTCATCATACCTTTCCTTATGTGCTGAGATATTTGCAGCCTGTAATAAAACAAAACTTCTTACAATATTGCTACCACGATGCGTAAACACGAAAAGATAATTAGGAGAGGCTAAGGTCTGCTTCTCCTTCAATGTCAATATGATAGAATTTGTCTGCCCCTTCGTTAAATATATCATACCACTAAATAGAAAAATCAATGAATTTTACAACAAAGAAAAAAGCCACCCCAAAGGGATGGCTCTAATCTACCTACCTATAACGAACTACGAAAGCAATTAGGAAGTTAAACCTGCAATGATTGAGCTGCTAACCTCAGGAGCAAGTTCCTTTTCTCCGCCTGTGAAAGTAAGTGAGTAACCACTTCTATCTCCTTGGGCAGTTCCGGTGGCAGCAGTTCCACCTGTTACATCCAATCCTGTGTAGCGACCTACTAACCAATATTTATCGTTAGCATCTTGCACAACAGCCATCAGAGTATTTTTAGCCAATAACAAGATTTCATTTCTTGTATTAGCTTGGAGTTTGTTCAAAACGACAGTCATCTCTTGGGCATAAAACACAGTTCCGTTCTCAACAGAAGCGGTAATGGTTTCAGTCAAAGCACCTGTATTCTTTACTAACTCATATTTGTAGAATACCTTACCAGCCGACTTCGTGATAGCAGAAACGATACCTGAAGCCTCTGTAACTGAACTCACGTTAGCGTGAGCAATCAGCCATACTGCTTTGATACCGCCTAAGCTTTCCCGACAATCGAGTGTGTATCCTTGTGTTAAAGCACAAGCCATTTTTAATAATTTTTAAGCGTTATTAAAGAGTGGGTAACCCCGAAAGATTACCCACCTTTTTAATTAGATAATGAAAGAAGCAATCTCATCCAAGAAGGCAACATTCACACCCATCTTGAACTCAGATACGAAACGAACTTGGTCAGCCTCTTTGGCATAGAACAACTCGAAACGCTCTTCTTCATTAAGCAGGTCAGTTCCAAGGAACATATTGCTCAAACGGATAGCATAAATCTTGTTAGTACCATTCAGACCGGGAGTAGCTACGACTTTGATTGGAGTACCGGGCAGGAAGAACTCGCTGTCAGCCTTACCATCAAAAGCATAGTTGAACATATTAGCGTTCTTCAGAGCGATTGTGTAAGTACGGAAAACGTCTTGACCACACCAGATAGTCATATCATCTTTAGCAACAACGGTAGCAGGGATAGCCTTGTAAAGGGCATCGAAGATGGCAACTACGTTAGCAGTAGTGATTGCAGTAGCAGTACCACCGTAATAAGTAGCGTTGTTGGCTTCAACAGCAGAAGTACCAATCAGGGTAACCAAACCTTGGAACTTATTAAGGTTTACGTTAGCTGAACCAGTAGCACCTTGCCAGATAGCAGTTTCCAACTGAGAAGAGATACGAGCAGCCTTCTTGTCTGTATAGTCAGCAGCGAAAGCGATAGAATCGTAACGGCTTCCCTCAGGCAGAGCCTTCTGGAGATACTTAGCCTCGAGGTCTTTAGGACACAGAGATTCGTTTACTTTAATTTTACCTACGGTTACAGTACGCTGAGTGAAAGTAGTTGAACCACTTGCGTTGAATCCGCAAGTACCACCTGCTTGGAAGATAGCGTCAGTTTCCATTATGTTAATGGTCTCACTTGACTTAACTCCTACCATAACTCCACCTTGAGCCTTAATCAAGGATGCTGTTTTACTTCCTAATACGGAAGAAGTTACCAACAGAGATTCATTCTCTTTGGTATAGTTTGCTAATGCTGATACATCAAAAGCCATTTTACTTAAATTTTAATTTTTGAAAGATTATTTTGCGTAATTTGAAAGAAAGCGAGAGATTTTGTCATTCTTGCTTGGGAAATGCTTTTCGAAAACTTCTTTGGGTTGAGTAGGAGCAACCTGAGGGGTCTTAGTCAATTCGATAACGACATCAGTAAGTTCTTGAATAGCTTGTGAGAACTTAGCAGATTGGTCAGCCATCATAACCTTTGCCTCATCCTTTTTCTTACCATAGTCAGCAAGTTGGGCTTCCATTTCGGCAACCTTCTTTTTCAAGAGTTCAACTTCTGTTTCTGGCTCTTCAACTGGAACCTCGGGGCTTTCAATTTCAACGATTGTGGCATTCTCATCCAAAGTAATTACCGTGCCATCAGCGAGCTTATGCTCTCCGGCAGGAGCAGGAAGTTCATTACCAGCTTCGTCAACAATAGAAACCTTACCGCCAAGTTCAAGTTTGTCAATCATTACTTTAACACCTCCCTCGAGTACATACTCGGCGAAAGTGGCAGCAACTACCTCGGGCTGAGCCTCGGCAAACATTGCTTTGATTTTCAATAGTGCTTCTTGTGGAGACATAAAATTTATTGATAAATAGTTAAATACATTTCTGGTTACCATATAGACAA